GCGTCCTGGCCCTGAACAGGAACACGTTGATCGGCACTAGAACTGGATGCCGAGGCTTGCCTGCGCGAGATCGCCGGCAATAGCCGAGGTTGCCCAGCGGGCGCCGGTAACAGCGGTCGCCGCCGCGGTGCCGCCCGCGAGCGTGGCGCCGCTGCGGGTCGTTCCCGGCGTGGTGCCGGTGGCTATCGTGTAGGCGTTGCCGGCAGTACCGACAGCCTTGGCGGCCATCATTAGTCGCGTTGCGCCGGAGCCTTGGGCTGCACCGCCAGGCGATGGCGGATATGCCAAGTAAGTCAGCAACACCGTATTGGTGTCAGCCGAGGCATTGAGCGCAGTCGCCAGCCGAGCGAGTGTGTCACCCAACGTCGGTCCAATGTTGACCTGCGTACCGGTCGCGCCGCTGGCGACGAAGGTCCAGGTCGTGCCATTGATGACCAGGGTGTTAGTTGCAACCGGGTTGCTGGTGAAGTCGATGTAGCCGGCTGCCGCCTGACCGGATGCGCTGTTACTGAAAGCGCCGCTGGTGGTGTCGTAGAAAAGCGCCTGTCCCGCACTCACCACGGCCCCAGCTTTTACCCATACCCGTCCACGCGTGCGGATCGAGGCATTGGTGAGCTGCCCGTAGGTGTCGAGCGCTGGCCCGACGTCGAGCAACGGGTTGACCGGCGCAAGCCCCAACGTCACGTCGCGCAGCGAAATGCCGATGAAGTTGGCACCACCGAGGATACAGCCACGATCTGCGGCTCCCTGCGACACCGCTTTGCCGAAAGTAACGCCGGCCGCGGTCTCGACGATGCGCGAGATATCTTCATAGCCGCCGATGTCAACCGGCATGCCTTCGACCGCAGGAGCGATCTGCGGGCGATAACTAGTCTGTAGAACTGTCGTCATGATGTGAGTTCCTTGTTGCTAGGATGGGCGGGATGGCAAGCCTCACGCGCTCTGGCGCTCTGGCTGTTTCCAGGCGTTGGCCTGCTCCTGAACCATTTGATTCCAAGCCTGATCTTTGGCGTCCATCGACACATCTGTCGCGAACGCCGTACGCGCATGGTCGATGCTGCCAGTGAAGCTCGTCTTCGCCGAGCTCAGCGTGTTGAAGCTGGCGTCAACCTGGTCCTCGGTCCAACCCTTGGCCGCCTCACCCAACTTGCCATCGACCACCTCGCGCTTGATCTGCGGCGCCAGCTTGTTGTCGGTGATGAACTTGTCGCCCATCAACCTCTTGGCGCCGGCAACCACGGAGACAAGATCCTTGAGCATTGCGCTCATCTTGGCCGGCGTCATCTCCGCATCCTTGAGCTGGGTCTTTAGCGTGGCAATCTCCGCGTCCTTGGTAGCGATGATCGCGTCCTTCGCCGCGATGGTGTCGGCGCTATCCTTTTTGCTTTTCTGTTTCTCGTCCTCGTCATCGCCGTTTTTTTTCTTGAGGTTCTCGAGCTGGTCGGTGAGGCTCTTGATCGTCTTTTGCACGATCTGAGCATCGCGATCGGCCATCTGGCAGGTGAGCCCGTCGATGGTCACATTGCGCAAAACTTCGGTCATAGCGGTAGTCTCCTTGCTTTTGTCATCGCCAATGGTGAGCTGTGACCCACCACGAGCGGTGGCGACGACCGCCAGGTGGTTAGCTCGTATTGATCCCGGTACTTGAATGGCGTCGTATTGCTCGCCGTCGTCGGTGCGCCCCGGCGTCCAGTCGATTTCACAGGCATAGCCGACGCTGAGCTGCTTCTTGCCGTCCCGCACCGCCTGAATGGCATCGTGGTCGCGCAGCATCATCGGCACGCGCACCGTCCCGCCGTCGCGGAGCACCTCATCGCCGGTCTCCCCAACCGCATATTTCTTCCATGTCCTCGAGTCGAGCCGCTCCTTCGGGTGCTCGATCGTCACCGGCAAATGCGTGTAGCTGTGCGTCGCATCCTTGTGAAATACCGCATCTGTCGGCCGATAGACGCGGACCTCATCGATGGCGTCGCGCCCGCACTCACTGCCGCGATAGAGTTGAATGCCGGTGCGCGCAACGCGCGGGAATGCCGCCATATAGCCATCCTCAGTGATACGGACATTGGCCGCATCGTCGAGATCGACCGTGTCTGTCATCTGCACGGTAACGGGCGACACAACACCTTCATCAATAACGACAACGGCCGAGTCCCGCTCCTCTTCCTCGAAGGTGGATTTCAAGCGCCCTTGCGGATCGTACTGCGTCACCTTCTTGCGCGCATCCTTGGTCTCCGCACTATCGACGCCGGTGATGGTTCCGGCGTTCTTCGCCGCATAGAAGACCTGCTTGCCTTTTTCTTCGCCGTACTGTTCTTGCATTGCGGCGAGTATCTTTTGGCCCTTTGCGGTCAACGGCATGGCTGTGATCCTTTAGCGCCGGCTCAGCGTCACGAGGCCAGCGTGGCCCGGTTGGCCTCATAGTCTTCGAGGCGTCGCTGTAGCTCGTACTGCTTGAACGGTAGGAAATCGTCGGTCACGTTGGGCGGGAAATCGAAAGCGCCATTGAGATTGCGCGCGAAGGCTGCCTCGACATACCAGCGATTAACACGATCATCCCAGGCGCAGACATAGCCTTGATCAAACAGCAGCTGTTCCCAATCATGATAATGCGGTGTTAGATCACCAGAGTTGTATGCCTCGATCACGAACAGCTTTGGCCGGTACTTGGCCAGGTCGATCCCTTTCAGCACATCGCCTTCGCCGCCCTCGACGTCAATGCAGACAAGATCCGGCGCCTTACCGTCGCATGCCCGTTCGATCACCCGGTCGAGCGTCACCATGCTCACCGGACTACCGCCGGTGACTGTGTTGGAGCTGTGCGCGGCAACATGACGGTCGACGATGGCGCGATTGCAAGTCGACAAGCCGCGGAAGTTGCACATATAAAACGTGGTCTGCCCGACCTCAGCGCCGATCGCGTCGCGCACCACCTTGTCACGCGGCCGCAACATCCTCCACTGCCTAACCCAGGCCGACTCGAAGGCAAAAATCGGATCGCAAACAATGCCGCTCCAGCCGCGGGCATAGAGCGCATAAGTATTGCTGTCTTGCTCTGCTTTGAACGCGCCAACATCAATATAAGTGCCATCAGCAACATCACGGAAAACGCGATTGAGCATCACGTCCTCGAAGTTGGTGCTGTAGCTGATCATTGGCATTGCTCGGGCAGCTCCTTCCCGTTCATGTAGAGCAGCACTGTCGATTGTTCGTAGGCGCCGTTAGTGCGGTGCTCGAGCGCGATCACTCCCGCTATCCAACCGGAACGGACGTAAACCCGCGCATTGCGGTCGAAAAAGGCGAGCTTGTCGATCAGCTCCTGCACCGTGAGCGCCATCCTGTAATTGCATTCCCACGGCTCGGACTTCTTGCGCCGGTCGGCGAGATTGACAACGTTCCCTTTGATCATGCCAACGTCCGCGTCTATCGCCATGTTCAGTCGCCTGTTATTTGCAAACGATGCACCACCTCTTCGAGTGGCTCTTCGACCGAGAACCTGTCGGCGCCAATGAAGATCGTAGTCTTGCCGAGCTCGCCGGATAGCGCCTTGCGCAATCTGGTCACCCACTGCCCCACCACGTAGATCGGCGAACCGTCCGCCGCGGTAAGCTGAAGCAGCTTCATGAACGTCCCGCTGCGTAGGCTTCCTCCCACAAAACTCCCACGCGATAGATGCGTGTACCCGGATTGTTCTGTATCTGCACAAATTCCGGGTGCAGCCGCTGCAGCCGCTGCCAATAAATGCGTTGATGCGAGACCCCAGCTTCTAGCGCGGCCTGCTCTGCCTCCCGCAGCTCATCGCAGCCGCCATTATCAGCCCCGCGGCCGCCAGGCGATGCCTCGATGCAAAGCTGCGAAGAAATCCTGACCGGAACACCGGCCTGCAGCAGTTGCAGGCTAAAGTCCATGTCCTCGTACAATTGCAGCCGATCGAACCGCGCGCTGCCTATCAGGCTACTTCGCAGCAAATAACAATTGCTGCACAGAAAACCCCAATGCCGCCACGGCCCACCGTCATACGGATCGGCAATAGACCAGTAGTCGACCACCGCGCCGATGCAGCCGCTATCGTATAGCTCACCCAACACCTGCAAGACTTGTTCGGGCTCAGCCCGCATTACTCCGCCTTGCGCCGTCAGGTCGGGCTTATACGAGAACCCGCTGATGTCGTCGTCGATCATCACGTAAGCCGGCTCGTCCGCCATCTGCTCTACGATAAACTGGCGAGTATCGCCGATGCCGCGCACGCCATCAGGCACGCTCGCCACGTTGGCATGATGCTCGGCATACTCATCGCGCTCGCTCTCACGCGCGTAAATCACCGTCCGGTGAAAGCCGAACGACCGCATCAGTCCCTCGCTGCTCACGCGCCCGGCGCGACGATAGCTCGGAATGCAGACCGGCAGATCCAGCACACTGCTCACGGACGGCCTTGCTTGATCGCCAACTCGAGCGCCCGGCAAGCGGCGTTCCAGCCCGCCGTGTGCTCCGCGCTTATGCCGGCGCGGTGCCGCATCGTCCTCGTTACCAAATTCAAGCAGCGCTCGCGCTCGGCGGCGATAGCGTCTTGCGCCACCTGCACGAGCCGTATCGGCTCGGTTTTGAGCGGCTTGTCATGCGCCATCGGACAACCTCATAGATTCGCCCCAACCACGTGCCGCAAATTGACCGGTGTTTCATCCGTGTAGGCGTACCAAAGCGCGGCATATACGACCCACACGTTGCCTGGCTGTTGCGCCGCCTGCGCGCGCGCCTGTGCCTTGGCATCCTCGAGATTGCCGTACACCACCGAATACGCCGCGCCAACCTGGCCCAATCCGCTATTGACGTCGGAAGCCGTCGCTATCCACGGAGCAATGATGAAGTGTTTCGGAACCTGCGGGTCGGTCATGCCGTCTCCGGCCCAAGCTCTTCTTCCGGCTCGTGCAGCTCGGCGTGCCGCCACACCTGCGGGAAGTCGTGGTGCCCATGCGCGTAATCCTCGGCGTCCTCAATGCTATCGAACGGGCCGATGCAAAATACGCTCTCGAGCGCCCGTTCATAGACCAGGACATACCTCTTCGCCATCTTCACTATCCTCCGGCCACACGATTTCCGCCACGTTTCCGCAAAAGACGTCGAAGATCGCTTGCCTCCTTTCCTGTGGCGCGCGGCTGATGCAGTAGCTCGCGGCTATCGCCAGCGCCAACAACAAGTCGGGAGCTTTATACCCAGCACCGAGGTTCAACAAATGCCGTGCTAGCTCGCGGACGTGATCTTCGGCCATGCGCCTGCCTTGTTTGCGATGCAGATGAGGGATGCCGAGCTACCAGCAATCCCTCATCGCCTATACCCCGCTCGGGCCGGATGTGGGGAGGGTTGGGACGAGCAGGGATCTCACATCATTCGCGTTTTTCTGGTGGCGCCCTTTCGAATTCGCCGCACCAATCAGTCTCGAGTACTTCCGGCCACTTGTCCGGTTCGTATAACTCGGTCATCTCCTTGAACACATTGTCGTCAATCGTCGCTATATCATCAGGAAAAACCCTTTCGCCATCTTTCGGCGGCATCGTGAAGTGCCTAGTCAACCCTATCGTGCAAATGGCTATCGCCTGCAGCATCGAAACCGCCGCAAATATATGCTCAACTGGACTGTGCGGCGCTCGGCGACGGCACAAACCATCCACATAGAATCGACACTTTCCGCAATTTTCTTCCGCATCTGACATCGTTAAAATCACCCGCGAGCCAAATGGTGTTTCAATATGATCCGCGACGTTCTTACCGAACAAGAGCTTGATGCCATCAGCGCCCGCATCGGCCCGCCCTTCGAATTCGTTTATCGCAAGCGTAAGAAACGCGAGCGCGGCCACAATAACATCATCGGCATGCGCGGCGTCCCCGGTGGCGCAGAAATACATCGCGCCCAAGTTGATGCTCTGATTGAGGGCCAACGCTGGCAGAAATACCGTACTGAGTTCGCCGTCTTTTATTCTCTGTAATCATCTCAACCAATCAACCAGCTCCTGCGATCCTCCACTTGCGGCCGCTGCCGTCTCAACCACGCATAAGCCTCATCAAGGTCCATCGTGAACCGCTTACACATCCACATCGCTACCACCAACGGCGAGCGCTCGGCCCCGGCACCGCAATGCACCAAGATTCCTTTCGTATTGCTCCAGTTCCAATCGATGAAGCGACCGGCACCCATAACACGATCAATCACAGCGCGACCGTTGTCATCCAAGATGCGAAAGTGGTGACAACCTTCCGCGTCATGCTTCTGCTCGAGCACGCACAAGCAGAATAGCCCCTCGGCCCGAGCGACATCGCAGGTCGTCGTGGTGCCGATCCACAAGCCAGGAAGCACTTCACTGCCATCGGCTAGTATCATCGTGGGTAGAGCTTGATTCCATAGAAGCCATTGGGTTGACACCCGCGTTGCCACACCAGGTGCGGCCCGGAATAACTGGCAAAATCGCGGTGTGCCGAACCATCCTCGAAGTAGATCAATCGGCAACGCTGGTAGCCGATCTCGCCGACATCGTCGCGCTGGATCACCAGCGGATTCAAATGCCCTTCAATGACCTGCACAGTATAGTTGCGATCGGCACAGCCCCAGATGAACATGCGCAAATTCTGCGCCGGATTCCTTGCCGCCCAACCAAGCTGACGCAACCATTCTGGAGCACCGGTCATCCACCATGGCGCGTCAGCCGGGGTTTGCTCGTATGAATTCTTAGCCCACCAGAACAGTCCGCGCCTGATCTCGGCGGGGCAGCGGTTGCGCCCCGTCACCTTGGCAAACGTGCAGCCCTCGGGATCAGTTTGCGGCGTGCCATCAGCGCGCCAATAGGTCCAAGTCTCATTGCTGCACCATGGTGCTAAAGTCATCCCCAAAACCACCACATCATCAGAGCGATGATCAGCAACGCCATCCCCACCATGATCCTGATGTTACCGTGCGGATCGAACATTCAATCATCTTAGCCAGTGCGGCAAAGTTATTCCGCCAATCGAACCGAGCAGGTAGACGATGACGTAAACCACGATGAGCACCAAGACTACGACCATGAGCACGTAGATGATGCGGCGAAACGGTTCTGGCAGCGGAATCAATGGCAACAGCTGCTGAATGGCCCACCAGATCACGCCAATAATAATCAGCGCAACGATGATGGTGATCAGAGCCGAAATCATATCTTTCTCCTGTCCTGGATTATGCCCTGAACGCACACCGCCGCACGCTGTTCCCTTTTCGCCGCCTCCCAACACTCATCCAGCGTCGTGTACAAACCAATAATATCGTGACGCTTTTGCTCGCAATCCGGAGCTATGCACACCAACACCAACAACCAAATCGTGATCATGGGCGCCGGAAATCCTCGGGTGACCAGAGTTCAACAATGTTCTTCGGCTTCCGTCCGATCTCCGCTGCATATGCCTCGGCCTCTTCCTCGGTTTCGAACGGGCCAACGCAAACCACACCCTCGTCTGTGTAGACGGAAAAGATCAGAACAACCATGCTTTAACTATTTCGAAGAGCAGTGCGTAAGGCCGGGATATTTCTTGGCATAGGCGTGCGACACGTATTTGCCAGTCTCGGACGACTTGCAGCGAACGCGCCCTTCAGCGGCGACCGCAGAGAACAAGAACGCCGCCAACGCCAACAACAATGTCGTGCGCATATGTGCCTCCTACAATCCGCCGTGGCCAACGCCGGTCTTCGGCCGGCGAAACACGATCCAGCGACCAGGGATCGGCCCGATCGTGCTCACGTTCACATACTCCCAGCCATCACCCGCCTGCTTGTTCAGCTCAGCCTCGAACTCCTGCGGCGAGCCGAGGCGTTCCTCGATCACTTTGTACTCATAATTCATTTCGACCTCCGACATCCATTGCAGGCATTGCCGCCTTTAGCGCCGCATTCCATTGCGACTCAAAGCCTTGGGGTGCCCCGAACTCTTCAAGTGCTTTAACGGCACTACCGCTTTCGTCGATCGCTTCAAGCGCATACTGCATCAGTTGATGCGCTTGATCGGGATGCACACCCTTGATCGCCGCTCGCATCTCATCGACCGGCTGCCCATGCGCTAAATCTTTAATTACAACCACCGGAACAGCCGTCTCACCCATCCGATGCGCTGCCAATACCCGATGCTGACCTTCCAGCACATTGCCGTGCTGATCGACAATCGGCCGGCTGAAATACCCGCCCTCAGCTTTGATGGCATTCACTAATTCGATGACCCGATGCGGATCGTCTCCCTGTGAAACACCAGCCCTTAGTTCGCTCAATGACATCGTTCGATTACCGAGCACCTTAGAAAATTCAAAACTGGCAGCCGCGACGCTACTCACATCCTCGCTCGGCGGCCTAGCAATCTTTACTAAACGTGAAGGCTTTTCTTCATGCGAGCCTGGCTCGCTGCCCGCGAAGCGGCCGCCTCTACCACGGATATATCGACCGCGCGCATCAGCCGTGTCCTCGCCCTTAAAGCGCGGATCACGCCAGGGGAACACAGCGCAGCGGCAGCGCGGATGGCGTGGGATCAAATCCCTCGCCTCGTCGAGCGTATACGGCGCGTCCTCGGCCATGTCCTGGCAGCGCTGGCAGACCTTGTCATCGCCGGCCGTTAGCACACCTACGAGCTCTTCGAGGCCATAGCCGCGCCTATGGCGCTTGCGCCGGCGTGCATCGAACACCATCGTATCGCGGTGCAACGGCACCAATAGACGTTCCGGCGTGATCCCGACCTGCTCGACCCCGATAGCGCCATACATTTCCAGCTTGGCAGCGTTGTGCGCCTTGACCGTGATTGTCTCGGCAAGCATGGAAACGCGCGCTTTACCGATCTCATCGAAGACCATGCCGAGGCGCCAAAATGCCCGCGAGCGCGGAATGTTAGAAAGCGCGACGATCAATTCCGCTTCACGGCTAACCCGCTGCACGAGCGCGGCGATGATGCCGTCGAGCTCGATCCGCGCCAGCTGGACCAGGTGCTCGTGATCGCGCCGCAGCGGTGCCGCCGGAAGCCCCACCTCCGCCGCCGCAGCCCGCACGCCGCTTGCCCAGGCTTTCTCTACCCATGAGCGCAACCAATCGTGCGCCGCAAAGATGGCGCGCGCCGTTGAATCCAGCCACGCATTGAAGGCGCGCAGCCGCACGTCGGTGGGATGGTAGGCCATAACCGCCTCGCTACCACCGAGCGCCAGCACGTCATGATCGACTACCGCAACGCGCATCGCGGCCCGCAATTGGCGCAGCCGCAGCTGTGCAGCAGCCTGGAAGGCTCGCCGCAATCCGATCGTATTGGTCGGATCGAACGCCCGCTTAGTGCGCAGCGCGTCGAGCGTGAGCGTTGCGATAGACATGCGCGCGCCGTGCCGCTGTGGCAACCGCCGTGTCAATGATCACCTGCCGATCATCGGGAACATGCCCGCGGTTCATCGCTCGGCGTAGCTTGCGGACACTCGAGTACATCGACAGCTTGATCTTGCCGCTGCGCGCCTCCACCTGCACCATCGCCTGCGGCGGCACCGGTGTCACTACCGTCCGTGCTGCCGGCGAGGTTACCACCGGCGCAGCACCATGCTTGAACTTGCGCCACCATTGGCGGCGTACCGGATTCTCGTGTGCCATTACTCGTTTAATCCTGGCGGCAGGCGCTTATTGGGCGGCGGAACCTGTTTCATGTTCTCCAACTGCTGCTGCTTCATGCTGAGATCAAGCTCGGCATGCTCCTGATCAAACGGATCTTCCTCCGGCTCCGTGCCATGTTCTTCGATGGCCGCCTCGAGCCCCGGGTAAACCTCATCTTCCACCAACTGGTTCACCCGCCCATCACGCAGCGCGTCGGGATTGATGAGCCCGGCATCAACGTCGATCTTGAACGCCTGCGCCTTCTTGAGCTGCAGATCGGCTTTCTCGACATCGTCCAATTGCCAGAGCGGCGCCCACAAATAGTAGATTTCCTCTGGCCGGTCGCCGAGCGCTGAGCGGATCAGCACTTCATCGAGCCGCGACAACAGCGGCATCAGCCTAACCTTCTGATCAGCGGCCAGGCGATCGTAATAGTTTCTAATGTCCGATGCTCCGGTGGCATTCATGCCGGCAGGCTCGCGCCCGAACAGCCGCGTCGCTGGAATATCGGCGCCGCCGGCAACCAGCAGCATGAACATGTTCATGACATCTTGCAGCCCGGAGAGCTGCAACTGCCGCGTTTCGAACTCTTCCTCGAGCCCGAGCAAGAGCGCATTGACGACTGACTTCGTTGCATTGGCATTGCGGAACCGGGTCTGCAATTGCTCCGTGCCGTTGTCGGTAGACATCAGCTCGCTCAAATCCTTGACCTTAATGACATCGACCTTGGCTTCGGAGATCATCTGCGCCACCGAGGCATCGACCAGATCAGCGCGGCGGATGGCGCGGTGCACAGGCTGCAGGGCACTATCACCCCACGGATCAGGCGCCAAATCCTCGTCCGGATAGTCGAGGCCAATGAGCCGCACCACGCGGCTCGGATGGATGTAAAGCGGCGCACCCTCCTCGTGCCCCAACGAGCTTTGCTCGATCGGCTGGACGCCCCCGATCGGCGGAGGCACCGCCATGTTGCTCCGTACGTAATAGTTCGGCTCGAGGAACCAGGGCGATGTCACGTCGCGAATACGCGGCCCGGCAGCCAGCATCCAGCGCGACACCACATGCACGAATTTAAGATCGCCCTCACTGACCGCCTCGACGTCGAGCTCATTCTCAAACTTCTGACCCTCGATCCCCATGATTAGCGCAGCACCGCCATAGAGCCGCGCCTTGCGCATAGCATCGAACAGCCGCTTCTGCAGGTTGAGCTCGCGCTCGCACTTCTCGATCTTCTGAATTTGATCGTCTTCGGCGTGCCAATGCCGCCAGGCGCGCGTGGTATCGAATGCCGGCAGATCGCAAATCTTCCGCGCTAGCCAATTGTCGCGGTAGAACGCCTGCAGTTCGCCAGGATCAAGCGGATGCTCGAACCAGGCACGGTGCGCCAGGGTAACGTCGCGGCCGGGCTGCCCGAAGCCTTTCAGAAAATTGGTGAAATCATCGCCAATCCTGGCCGGGAACTGCAGCACCTTTTTGACGACATTGACCACGCGGCTATACCGCCGGCTGGACAGGCTCCGGCGGATCAAGTGCCTCCGGCGGCTCAACCTCGACGATGACGTAACGAGTGTTCAGAGTGGCATCGGCCTTCTGCCGTGCGGCCTCGGCATCATCGAAAGGGCCGATGACACGGTTCACCCAATCGGAAACGGCAACCACGAGCATAAACATTGGCGCAGGCTTAGCCATTGGCACAAACTCCTTATGCTTTAGCGTGTTACGTCGTGGCTGGGGTCGCCGTAGGCGTGTTCGCCGTCACCGCCGCAGCCAATGCCTCGGCGCTCGCCTTGAGCTTATCGGCCAAAGCAGAAACCGCCGCCGGATCAGTGGCGTTGTCACCGATCATGCGCGCCAACTGCTGAATGAGCTGGACCGCGCTTTGCTCCGCATCGGTGTTGGCGGAAACCTGGGTCGTCAACGAAGCGATCGCATCGTCCAAAGCGCTCATATTTTTCTCCATGATGCCAAGCGTGTTTGAAATCCGACTCGTGCGCTGATCAATCCGCAGCACCATGGCAACGAGCCAATTCCATTCGCTCTGGCTCAGCCACGGCACCGACAGCTTGTCATTCATCTCGACCAGGCTCCTACCGTCTGATGCGTAGAGCCAAGGATCAGGCGGTTGAATGCGCCGGAGCAAGCATCGACCTGGTCCCGATACTTGCCCTGCGGAAAGCTCTCCATCTCATCAAGCAGCGAATAATGCCAGGTGCCGGCAACCAGCTTGACGTTGCCGCCTTGGACCTGAGCCGCGAAAGGATCGGCGCGCGCCTCCTTGCTGCCCGTCACCTTGTCGGCAAAGGCGTTAAAGCCGGCGAGGTTGCGGATCGTCGCCTCGGCGCTCTCTTTGCCGCCGGAGCCCGGCTCCTGCTCGACACCGACCTCATAGCGATACCCGCGGCAATTGGCCTTGTCCAAGCGCGCCCAACTTAGAATGTGATCCTCGCGCTCGAGCGCCGACCATTGGCCTCGCACCACATGTTCGATCACATAAGTCTTGTCGCGCATCGCATGCATCAACACGCCGGCCGTATAGGCGCCACCGTCCTCGGTCCCGGCCTTGTCCCAGAACCGCACCGTGCGCGCAATCTTCTCACGGTCGAGTAAGTCCAGCGTGGTGATCTTCTCAATTGGCAGTATTCCGCCACCGACCACGATCGGGTGCTGCTGGTACAAGCTCTGCCAGCTCGCCTCCGAAAGCGCCCGGCGGCGCTCCATTAGGAATTCCAGAGATTTATGCTGCGGAAATAACGGCATGCCGGTCTTGCGGTAGCGGGTGTCGCGCTCGGCGATCGCCATGTATTTCAGCACTTGCGTCTCGGGGAAACGCTCGATCCAACGCCCGGTCGGATCATCGACATGCCACCTCGTTTGGATCATGACCATGCCGGCGCTATCGGAAAAGCGGTTGAAAAAATCATCCGCCAGCCAGTTCCATGTTTTGTCCCTGATTGGCTTGGATTGCGCCTCGGCCCGACCTTTGATCGGATCATCGATAATGCCGATGTCAAGGCCGAAGCCGTTGATCTTGCCATCCACCGTGGTGTTGCGGAACGAGCCTCCCTTGCCGACAAATTCAAGGAACGTCGTAGTACGGCGCGAGCGATCAGCATCATCGGCACCCTCGCCGGCGAGCACCGTGCGCGGGAAGATCGCGCGATAGGTGTCAGTCGCCATGGTGCGCTGCATATGCAGATTGGCGGAGATCCCGAGCTCATCGGCGTAGCTGGCAAATAGTATTTTAAGCGACGGATCCTTGCCCGCTACCCAACACGCGAAGTCTTTCATGGTCTCGGACTTGCCGTGCTGCGGCGGAGCACCGAGCACCATCTTCGGCCGCTTGCCCAGACGAAAGTCGCGCCAGAACAGCGTTAGCCGCTCGGCTAGGTCGCGTTGCCACCACGCTTTAATAAGCCCGGGGCGCACCATCGAGCGGAAAGTCCAGAAGTTCTCCCGCGCCTTGGCGCAATAATATTCACCCAGGTAATAGCAGTCTTCCTGATCGAAGGAACGCTGCCTTTGTGGCTCAGCCGGCGATGCCGTCGTCAGGAGTTGCATCGATGACAAGCCCCTCGATCTGCGGGACGGGAATGCCGCGCTTGATCAGCCGCGTATGCATCTCCCAGACGGTGGCATAAGTTCCATCTTCCTGCTCATCCATCTGTTCCCTGAACATTACCGCGGCGAGGCGCGGCGTTTCATATGGCGCGGAGGCAGCACAAATGCGGATGAACAGATCGCTGAATTTGAAAAACAGCTCCATGTTGCTGCCAGGCCGCACGGTGCCGTCCGAAGAGAACGGCTGCACGGCCGCCACGCATTGGCGCAAGTAGTCGCGGAATTCACGCATACGGTCGATCGCCGGCATCTGCCCGCGGTGCCGCATTGCATTCACCTCATGGCGCAGCTTTTTCTCCTCGGCGCGGAGCTTAGCGAGGCTGCGTCTTGGGCGCCTGCGTTTAGGTGGTGGCGAGCTATAATCGCCATCGCTAGGGCGTGAAAGATCACGTAAATTCATGAGTCTCTAGTCCGCGCGCGCGGTGCATAGCGCGCTCATGCAATTTCGCTTCCGCCTGCTCCTGGGTTGGATATGAAGTTATAGCATCCAGGAACTCTACTGGATCGCGGGACAGCAGTACGAAGCCATAGTCGCGGTCGATGAGATCGAGGACGATGATGCCGAGGTGCTTGTCGTCCAGCCACCAGGCTACTTCGCGGTGCAGCCTAGGATTTCCGCGCGGCCAGAATGCTGGCAGCACGTCATCGGCTTGGTTCCTGGTTGCTGGTTTCACTCGACGCTCCGCGACTTCGCGTCGCTCAAACAACGACGCGCTCCAGCCCCTTGGAAGCCTCCGCCAGACGTAACCAATCTCTCGGCGTCTGCACCAACGTAGCGCCACCGAACATGCTGAGCAAGACCTGAATGCGTTGACGCCTGATCATGTTGACGAGCCCGATGTGGCCAAGCAACGATCCATGCTTGAACTCGACCTGATCGCCAACGCGGATGCGGCGCCTGGTCGGATGCCGTAATTGTCCCGATCTTTCGCGCCTTTGCAGGCTCTCGATCTCGCCCTCACGTAGCGGACAAGGCACGCCATCCGGACCGAAGCCGAGCAGGCGCAAGACACCGCGGGTCGAATTAACGGTGCGCCAAGCGGCAGGCTCGTCCTCGCTGCGCACGAATAGGTAGCCGGGGAAAACTGGCTCGACGGCATCAGTGATTCGCCCACCGCGCGCCTTGGCCACATGCATCTTCGGGTAATACGGATCGAACTTCTGCTCATCGAGCAGCGCGATGGCGGTGTTCTCTAAGCGCGGCAGCAACCGCACTGCATACCAGAGCAGAGCCATGGAGCGCGCCTAAAGCCGATTCGTTGCGCGCTGTCAATAAAAGATCCCCCGCCACTGCTGTGACGGGGAGAGGCGTTTACCAGGAAGGAAGGGACGGACTTATGCTAAATCACGCCGATTCGTCAAGGCAGCCGGATCAAACATTCATTCCCGCACCCGCATTCGCCGCACAAACTCCGGCGTGAATGGAGACTGGTCGGAACGTTTGATTTCCATCTGCGACGGCAGCGCCCGATTGATCAGCACGCTTACCGCCTCGCGCAGCCAGCCGATTTCCTTGCGCAGCCCGTCAAGCTCGACCGCCATTTCAGCGCGTAGGCAAGCCACATCGGCAACCTTGGCAGGCTCGTCGAAGTTCATCTCCGCTCCAACGCGCGCCGCGCTATCTGCTGTGCGTCCCACAAGCAAAAATCCCTCATGTCGCTCTCGTCCAAAATAGCTTGCAGCGCCGCCCGTAGCCGCTCGATCTCAAGCCGCATCGCCTTCCAAGTCTCCGACTCAACCTCGCTCAACATGCGATTATCCTCGCGCAGCCGCTTGATCTCAGCCGCAGCCTCGCGTGAGTCATAGGCATCGGCATAAATCTGCAGCCGGTCAACGAGGTCTTCGGTCACGAGCATCCCTCATCCTGTAGCCGATGGCCATGCCGAGCACACAGTAGGCGGCCAAGTTGAGAAAGAACAACCAATAGGGAATTGTCATTCACCCTCACCCCACATGCTGACCAACCACGTCAATTTGCCGAAGATTTGCGCATTGCGAAATAGAAATCATAGCGCGGATCGCCATGCTCCTCTCGCAACCTTTCCAGCAGCCGATCGCGCGCCCACAACGGCGGCTGATCCCCGTCCCGCTCCCATGCCGAGGCTCGCCCGGCCATGTCACGCTTGGCCTGCGGTAGGCGGCCCACATATTTGAGCCGCCGCCATTCGCGTTCGAGCACGTATTGCGCGACGCCTAACTCCTCGGCGAGCTCGCGCAAGCTTTGCTTGCTCCACCAAGCTGTGACGAATTTATCATCGTCGATGTCGCTCATTGGCGTGCGATTTTAGCCTTTATCATGCTAATTCATAGTCCTTGTCGATCCGACCACGCCGGAAGTCGCCGCGCGCATGCGGATGCCAGAAATAAATACCGGTGCGCCTGACCTTCCAGTGACCGCGCACGAAGTGCCCGCGCATCGGCGCGTGGTTGCCGCGCGCTCCGGCCTCACCGTAAATGCGAACGATCTGCCGCCTTGCGATCCGCAGCACGTGATGCTCGAAAAATGGCAGCCTGCCGCGCTTTACCCGCGCCCGATTGAGCCGCGCCTGATCGACCAGCTCAGTCTCGACCGCATTGCGCGCGTTTAGCAGCCCGACCAGTGCCAGCAGAAACGACGGCTCGCCAGCCCAATCCGACGCCGCCAGATCCATAACCATCTCGTAGAACCTATCGCGCTCCTGCTTGGTGATCAGCCCGAGCGGCGGCGGCGGCGGAAAATCCGTTGTTGTCGGGAGCGTGTGCTGCAGCATCGTGAGCCGCTGCGCATCGGTTCCAGCCTTCCAGCCAGGGTGCACATCGACCTGGTCTACGTCGACAATACCGCGCTGTTGCTGCGCCAGCCGCCTCCTTGCGTTCTGCTCCTCGGTCGGCAGCGTCAATCGACCGCCGAGCGGCCGCGTCATGTCGAACGTCATCGCCATCGGCGCGGTTGAGCATTGGTTGTCATTGATCGACCAAAACAAATGCGCTTTCCAGGCAGAAAGATCGTTGCGCAGCGCGCTCAGCAGATAGCCGACCCGATGCGGCCGCATCTGAAAATGCGGCGCTTGCACTGGCGCATTGGCGAAGTTCGGCCGGTCCATATGCGCGAATTCAAGCCAGGTTTCTGCGAACGGAATTCGGCAATGCGCAAACGCGCGCGTGAGCCCGCCATAGTCGTTGGCAAGCGCATCTGCCACTGCCGTCGCATCCGGTGCGATTGCGAACTTATGCGCCGCCCGTAGTCGCTCGAGGATGGGAGCGATCGTCGTACCGCTCGCCGGGGCACCACCGGCAATCAAATCGTCGATCAGCATTCCCGTTCCTGCCGCTTGAACAAGCCCTTGCGGGAAACCAGCGACCACGTCCATGTCATGCAATCGCGGCAGCGGCGGTAGCGCTTATGTCGCCGCCGGCCGCAGTCGATACAGCTCTCCCGGAGCCGCTCGATCCGCCGCAGCATTTTTATCCAGAACAGCGCCCATTGATCGCCGCGGCTAGCATCCAAGATGATCTCGCATGCCTTTGCCGAACCGTGTCCGGCTCGCTTGAGCAGCAAATAGGTCAAGGGGTGATTGATGGCTCAATCTCCAAATTAGGAACGACGTCGCCATCCAAATCGACTACGCGATTAATGTCCTCATCATCCCAGCAAATAATGATGCGGTACTCATCGAATCGAACAACTGTACCGAGCAGATCGTCTTGGAACCGTCGACGGCGACGAATGCGCAGGCCGGGGCGCAGCATGGAGCGCGGGATCATTTAATAGTCCTCCGGTTCGATGGTCTCGCCCATCTCGATCAGTTCCTCGCGGCCGCGGCCCGGCGCGGTCTTGCTCCAACCGCAATAACAGCGCTCGAGCCCTTGGTGCTCGCCGCAGTCGATGCACACGCCAACGCCGCAATAGCGGCTAAAGCGGTAGACATGCTTATGCGTCATGACGCATCCCTCCGCGTCAGAATCTCATCAACGATTTCCTCGTCGATCTGAGCAAGATCGGCGACCGCCTCCTCCTTAGTTGAACCCCAGCCATACAGGTGCGGCAGCTCTTCATCGCCGTCGTGATAGGCGCACCAATCCCAGCGCCGGTCCGAGATCGGCGGATAGATATGCCTCGTGATAATGCGGCGCCTCATTCTTTCCTCCTCAAATCATCGCGGAGCAGTCCCTCGCGGACGCCGAGCACAGAGCCCAAGCCACGAGTGATTAGCCAATAGGGAACAGCAACCAGAAGCGCGACGAAGACGAGCGCTAATACACGCACATCGCCGCCGGTCACTACGGCGAGAAGACCCACCGTGAGAATAAAACCGACCAAGCCTCTCATGACGCCCTCCGTAGATCGCGCATTTCACAATCCTCCTTCCAGCCGTTCTCCCAGCGAACGCGAACGGCATTGCTGATGACAGCGATAACGCGGCCAACGTGGCGCTCGTCGTCGTGGCGACAAACATGCTCGCCGCACGAAAATGGGAAGTAATCGTCCACTCGGAAACGAGAACGGCCTACCTTTTCTGGTAAGCCGAGTTCACGACGCATGCGAGCCTGCGGGGATTCGACGATGGTCCTCATTTCGTCACCCGCGCATAGCAATGTTTCTTATCTCTACTGGAACGACCAACTTCGCCGTGGCCATAAGTGCAATAGCCTTGAGCCAGAAGTTTCTCCCGCAATCTATCTGCAGTAGCGCAAAGCAGCTCGCGTTCCTCATCCGAGAGTTTTATGGAATAGACGCATTTTTCGTTAAGGTTCTCCCATCGGGTGATATCCGCCGAAGAGGCATGAGCTGCAGTAGTCGCAAGCGCGAGCATTGCGATGGGGGCTAAGACTAGCTTCTTGATCGTATTCACGTTCTCTTTCTCCTTTTGAAAAAAGACGGCGCATCCGGCCTCTATAATATAGGCCATTATGGCCGGGGATGCCAGTTATATTTCGAGTTCCCGAGCTCAAATAAACGGCTTGTTTTGGCCCATTTCGGCCTATTCCCTATCTTTTAACTGGACATCCTGGACGTTCCACGCCATGTGTCCGACGCGGCCATTCTGGCCGAATAAGGAGCCTTAGCCCATGAACGAAAACGACCCTACCGATCCCGGTCCAATACCGGCCGCCCTTGATCGCAATGCCAATATGTCGGCAAAGCAAAAGAAGGAGGCCAAAGAGAGGATCGACGAGATCATTGCACGCGAGCGCGCCGCCGTACCCGTCATGCCAAAAGCATCAATCCAGAAGTCTCCTCTCGCTGCCGCGCAAGCGGAAACGCGTAAGGAGAAGTCCCGCGTGCGTGTCGAGAAGATGCTCGCGAAGAAGACGGGCGAAACCACCAAGATGCCGGCCACCGGCTCAGCCGCTCTTGCCATCATCCGAGCCGATAAACCAAAGGAGACTAACGTGCGTACAGAAGTGAAGAGTCCCGACAAGCTTCCGATCCCGCCGCGACGGACGAACAAGTCGGTCGTTACCGCTAAGAAGACGAAAGCCAAGCCGCAGCTCGCCAAGCTGATGGAGCAAGAGGGCAAAGCAGCGGCTAAACGAGCGAAGCCTAAGGCGAAGGCGAAAGCCACTAACGGCAAAAGCAAGGTCGAGCTGATCGGCGAGCTGCTGTTGCGCGCTGGCGGCTGCACCATGAAGGACATCTTGGATGCAACCGAAGCCGCCGATGGAGTGCGCTGGCCCTCGGTGAGTGTACCCCAGCAGGCCAGAGCTGCCGGTCTCAAACTCAAGAAGGAGAAGGTGGAAGGCCAGCCAACTCGCTACTACGGCCGCAAGGCTTAAAGTGAAACGGGCTTTGGCCCGTTGCGGCGGGATGACCTCCGCCGCCTGATGATCAGGTCGAAAAAAAGGATGGATCATGGCCAACTCTGCCGGGTTGCTCGCGTAGAAATACTGATTGCCGGCGCCACTGGAATGCTCGGTACCTGCGAGCGATTGAGATGCGCCATCGCTATTTCCACCTTGAGCGTGTCAAGTATGGCGCGGGCCAAGCCGATATGCAGCCGGGCCTCCGACGCCGTGATCTTCTTGTCGTCGACCAGCCGCCAGACACGCAGCAGCTTTGCCCTCACATCCGCCGTGTCCCTGATCGTCATCGCACTCAGGATTGCCATCGCAGCCTCCGTTTCAGTCGCTTGATCAGCGTCGCAATATGCTCTGCCTCGCGCTCAAGCGCGACAATGGCATCGCGCTCGACGCGCCGCTGCGTGTTGATCGCCTCTGCCTCTCGGCTTAATCGTGGGCGGCACGCGACGCATCGATCGCCATCCTCGACAGTCAGTGGCCCTTCGCAGCAAACGCAGTTGGCTTGCCGCGTCATCCCCGGGCCAAGGACCTGCTGCTCAGATGGCGGCTTGTCGCGCATGAACGACGTGGGTATTCGAATTGACAAAAAGAATCTCGATGCCGGGACGCGACGCCAGCAGCGGCAGGTCGCCCTCGTGTAGCCACAATAGATTCTCGAATGCGTAGACGCGGCCGCGCGGCGGCACGTCGGTGTCCGGTCTCGTGCCATCAGGCATAAAGCCGCATTCTGCCCCGTCTTCGATTCGCAGCTCCAACCATTCTCGCTTGTAGCTGTGAAGCAGCGCAGAGAGATGCTTTACCTCCACCGTTTGATAAATCGGTAAACTCGTCGGCCGCCGTTTCAAGTCGGCGACTGGCGCTACTGGCGCTTCTTGCGGTGGGATCTGCGCAGCCAATTCAGCGCGCTTCCATTCTGGCACATAATGCCGCTTACGCCACACCTCGCCCTGCTCCGGCCTTGGGTAACGTCCTATCTTTTCCCAACCGTTGTCTTTTTCCAGCATTTCTCGCCGCGCCCGATTCCACTCATTGTCGGCGAGCATGGCCTGCTGCAGCCGCTTCTCGCGTTCCAACGCCAATGCTTTCTGCTCTTTCTTCCAGGCGGTTCGCGCGCGCCTCATTTCGGGCTCGTTCTGCGTCCAGGTCGTATCGCCCTTGCTTTCCAATCGGGCCAACCGACGCGCTTCCAGCACTTGCGGCGGCAATACACGCCCAGTTCCGAGCCGTCGCATGACGCCGGTTTCGATTGCCCAATGCTCGTTCCAGAAGCCTTGTTCCTCGCTAAAGTAGATGCCCTCGGTGACAAGGCCGTTGCCTTCGTGCGGCAGCTCACCATTGGCGCTACCGTGTTGCCGCACATACGCGATGAAGGCATGATCGTCGGCGTTCAGGCCGCGGGCATAAAAGCCGCTGCGCAGCAGCGAATGCATGTGTTTGACGAACGGCGCCCGGTAGAGAGGAGCGGCGGCGGGAGCACACCATCCGAAGCTCGGTCGAAGCAATCTCATCTTGAGATGACCGCGGCCAGCTACCCACTCAGGGCGGCTTCTGGCCGCCCTTTTCTTTTGGCTCGCGCGGCGTCCAGCCCGGCCCGCCCTTTGCCATTCGCTCCTTGATCGCTTGATAGGCCACGAGCAACGATTTCACTAGATCGTCGTCGGCCTCGCGTTGGTCGCGCTTTAAGACGGTGCCGTTTGATGGCTGCATAGGTCACCCCATCTAGCTCGGCCTGCTTGCCAGTGAAATGTTGCCAGCGCTCGATTGCCACGTCGCAATAACCCGGCATAATCTCAATTGCCAAGCAGCGCCGCGCCGTCATTTCTGCGGCAATAATCGACGTTCCGGAGCCAACGAAGGGATCATAGACAGCATCGCCCGGCGCCGAATTGTTCTCAATCGGTCGTTTCATGCACTCGACCGGCTTTTGCGTCGAATGGCCGCCCTCAACATTCCGATCAAGATTAATTTGCCATAGCGTAGTTTGATCGCGTGCGCCTTGCCAGTTACCATTTTGCTTTTCTCTAATCGCATACCAACAAGGTTCGTGCCGCCAATGATAGTGCCCACGGCTAATAGGGTAATTCGATTTTGCCCAAATGATTTGACAGCGGACTTCAAAGCCTACGCTCTCAATTCCTGCTTGAACCGTGCTGGCATACAAACCGGCGTGCCAGATATAGGCAACATTGCCAGGAAACAGCGCCCACGCCTCGCGCCAATCAATGCGATCATCATTTGAAACTTGGCCTATACGTTTTCCTGCATAGGCTAAATAACCTTTGGCAGCCGCTTCATTTCGCCATGCCGGATCGTAGTCGACACCATACGGCGGATCTGTCACCATCAGATGCGGCTCAGCTCCTCCGAGCAAGCGAGCCACATCTTCGGCTTTTGTCGCATCGCCGCATAACAATCGGTGCCGGCCCAGCTGCCAAAGGTCACCTAGCCGTGATACCGGAACGGCCGGCGGCTCCGGCGCGATTTCGGGATCAGTCAAGCCAGGACTGGCATCGAGAAAGCTCGCGAGCTCGACCGCATCGAAACCCAGCAACGGTATATCGTAGCCGGCAAGTTGCAGCTCACCCAGCTCGAGCCGCACAAAGTCGCGGTCCCAGCCGGCGAGCAGCGCTATCTGATTGTCCGCCAGGCGCTCGGCCCGTTTCTGCTCCTCAGTCAAGCCGCGCTTGACTACGACCGGGAACATCCGCATTCCGGCGAGGTTGGCCGCGAGTAGACGGCCATGGCCCTTAATGATCACGCCGGCCTCATCGACGACGATCGGCTGATCAACGCCGTGCTCGGACATGAGCCGCGCCAACAGCTCAATCTGCGCATCGGGATGAGTACGCGGATTATTCGGATAGGGCACGATCTTGGCGAGCGGCCAGCTCTCGACGGTCTCAGCGGGCTGCGCCTGTTGCCTCGCTTTCATGATGTCTCTCCGCCTCCGGCACCCGCCCCCGACTCCCTCGGGCGGTGGCTTTGTGTCGAATTACTCCCGTTAGTGCGGTGGACGGGCCGCTAGCTCCTCGGCCGGTCCTGTCTGTAGCCCTCCTTTTGCCGGATCCGCCTCGCCCGGGGAGTCGGAATAACAGGCGGGGGAACTTACCTCCCGAACCAATGGCCTCGCGCCGAGGCAGAAACCGCTGCCTAATCGCTTTACCGCCTCGAACCTAAGCACCCTACCCTGCGGGCCGAAAAACGCGCCTACGGCCTTCCTAGCGAGCCCGCGCCATTATCTCCGCCCTATGCACCGCCACCTCGACCATCAGATCAATCACGCAATCCCAGCAGGCGCACCCAGCCTCATGTGGACTTAAACGCGCATGCCGCAACAATTCTAGCCCCTCTTTCACCCGCCATAGTGGCGGACGTCTCAATACGTCTACGGGCGGCTGCTCGTACATAATCGGCCTCGATACTCTCGAAGAGCGCTATTTCGCGTTCTGCCTTATCCCTACGCAGTTTGCCCTGCATCACCTGCCGCGGATATAACATCCGCCGCATCGCCAACTCGCGCTGCACCGCACACAGCTTCTCCTCGAATGTGAACCTCATGCATTGTCCTTCACCAATTCAGCCTCCATCGCGGCCCGACTCCGCAACAATACTTTTAGCGCCGCATCGACCTTGCCCTGCTCGAGTAGATAGATCGCCGAGCGTATCGTCTGCGACATTCGCAGCGAGCGGCGCGCGTACTTGATCGCGTCATCGGCCGATCGCTCACCCATCCTGATCGCCGTCGCCAAAAGCTCTTCGTTGGTCATCGAAGATCCTCGACATCGGCAACCGCGCCCTTGGGCACAGCCCGGCCGCCGCTATTCGGTGGTCGATCATCGGCGCGCGCTGCACGCCGGCGCTCGTTATAACGATCCTTCTTCCAGCGTTCGACCGAGTCATAGATGAACTTTAGTAGCTCCGGACACGGCGCGCTCACCGTCTCCTGATCCGGCTCGCGCGCCTTTGGAAACGATCCGAATATGTCCCTGCATTTCATCGCCGCCCAACCCGGCTTGTAGCCCTTCTTGTGGCCCCACCACCACAGCTGGCCGAACACGTGCGCCTTATCGGGGAGTACCTTGCGCAGATCCTTCATCTCGCGGTCCGGCGTCACCTCGCGCAGCGTGCCACGCTCGCACAATATCGGGTCCGCGTGTTCCTCGACTTTGTGACCGCAGTGCGGGCAGACCGCGACGCGCGGCGGCTTGAGCAGATGGCACGCCGGGCATTCCTTCGGCAGCAGCACCCGCGCCGGAGCTGGAGCCTTGCCATGCCCGTCGTCGAGCGTGCGATGGTAGCTGCCGATCTCGTTGACGAACCCGAGCCGCGCCGTCGTCGTCGAGTGGTCCAGGATCAGCAGGTCCGTCTTGCCTTCACACGCCCGCAGCCCCCGGCCAACGTTCTGCACGAACCTGATATCGCTCTTCGTCGGCCGCGCGTAGATGATGCAGCTGACCTCCGGCCAATCCACGCCCAGGCCGACCACGTCGACGTTGCACACGATGCGCACATCACCACACAGCATCGCCCGCCGCACGCCTCTCCGCTCCGTCAGCGGTGACTCGCAGTCAAGATACGCCGCCCCAACGCCGGCCGCCGCAAACTCCTTGGCGATTTGATCGGCATGCGCCCGCGAGCAGCAGAACGCCACCGTCACGCGATCGCTCGCGAGCCGCTTCCAGGTGCCGACGATGTTGGCGGTGAGTCTGCTCTCCCGCATGATCGCGTCGAGTTGGGATTCGACAAAGTCGCCGCATGAGGTCTGAACCTCGGAGAGGTCCGGCATGTCCGGCGCGAACGTGCGGAACGGCACCAGCACCTTCTGCGCGATTAGGTCGTCCATCGTGTTCGCGACCAGGAGTCGGCCATAGAGCCTGCCGAGTCCACGCGTCCACGGTGTCGCCGAGAACCCGATGAACGGCACCTTGATCCATCGCGGGTCCGACATCCAGAACGAGAACAGTAGATCGTATAGACGGTGGACCTCATCCACGAGCACGAGGTCCGCCTCCGGCATCTTGCCTTCCTTCCAGCGATTGTACAGCGTCTGCACGCTCGCAACCTGCACCGGCTTGCTCCAATCCGTCAGCTCGTGTGTGGACTGGATCACGCCAACGTCCGCCACCCCATGGCTGTAGAGCGCCTCGACTGTCTGGTCGACGAGCGAGATCGCCGGGACCGTGATGAGAACCTTCCGATCCTTGTGCCGCGCCCTGTCGGTGATATCGGCGATGATCACTGTCTTGCCCATCCCCGTGGGACCCTGCAGTACGATCCGCTTCTCGCCACGCTCGAGATGCCCGCGCAGATTACCAATCGCGAGCGCCTGATCGTCCCGTAAGGTCTTGGCGAGCATAAATTCACCTGTCTCTCAACCATGGCTCCAACCCAACCCGTCCTTTTCTACCCTACCCGCCTGGCTCCCCTTGCTTACTTGCTTAACGAGGAACCGGCAGTAGGTACGAGGTGGTGGGCGCCACCTCTAGTAGAAAGCTCAGCTTCCGCTCCCGTATTCCATTGCCCCGTCCCGTATCGTGGGACCAGACCGCTACCCTGCCCAGAACTACCGGGCGTATACGCTGGGATTGAACCAGGCCGAAGCCTGGAGGGGATCACGAGGTACGCCGTGACCGCGTGGGTGTTGCCAAATGATGTGGTCGAATGCGGGTATTTACCGCATCCGATCAATCACGTGGGTTTGGAGGCCACGCGCATTTGTCTCCTTGGTCGAGCAGACATCGGAGCCGTCGGGTAAGACCGGCGGGAGCCTTCGACCGCACTTCGGCGCGGTCAAGCCGTCTCCCCCAAGAACGACCGCTCGACGCTCAGTCGGCGAGAGCCGGGTATCGGCAGCGGCGGATGTCGTCGGGGCTGTATTAAAAAGGCCGTCGTCCTTTCGGGCGGCGGCCTTTACGCTACGCTACTAAAACTTGTGGGTAACTCGTGGCGAGGCCACGAGGGCTTGCGAATCATTTGGAGATAGGGTAGATGGAACATGTTCGTGAACCATCTGTTGAGTGTTATGAAGGCCGTCCGAAGACAACCCCGGGCGGCCTTCGTGATTCGAATCGCGACGCTAATCTGATTCTCGCTTCCTTGTAAAGCTCGGCGATTTGGCCTGGGGATAAACCCGGTTCGCGGTTAGCGAGCGGCCGGCGAATCGCTTAATCTTCCGAGCCTTGGCGATTCGGTCAATGCTCGAAAAAACTCAAACCGATCCGTTTGTTGGACTCGAGCGCGGTTATTACCGTGCGATCCTCGCCGACCCGCCCTGGCGGTTCGCGACCTGGGACAATGCGACCACCGTCAAGGCGCGAGGGCCGGAGCGGCACGGAACCTACACGAGCGCGCGCGTTCATTATCTTACGATGACGCTGGACGAGATGGTCGCGCTGCCGGTGCGCGAGCTGACGGCCGACGACTGCGCGCTGTTCCTGTGGGCGAGCTGGCCGATGCTCGAGGCGGCGCTGATCCTGATCCGGTCGTGGGGCTTCGAGTACAAAACAGCGGCGTTCGTGTGGGCCAAGGCGCACGCCGGCCAGCTGGAGATGTTTCAGGACCACGTCGATCCGCTGATGGGCATGGGTTACTGGACCCGCGCCAATTCCGAGCCATGCCTGCTGGCGACGCGCGGCAACCCGAAGCGGCTCAACGCCGACGTGCGCCAGGCGATCATTGAGCCCAGGCGCGAGCATTCGCGCAAGCCAGATTGTGTACGCGAACGGATCGAGCGGCTAGTCGAAGGGCCGTATCTCGAGCTGTTCGCCAGGAGCCGGCGGGAGGGATGGGACGCGTGGGGCGATGAAACGGACAGATTCACACAAGGAGCATGCGGATGAGAAAGTCGGCTAAGCTGCTTGCTAATTTTCTCGGCGCAACGAAGGAGCTGACGAGCGAGTATGTTGATCTTGCTGAGATCACAGATGTCGAGCTTAATCAAATAGAAAATATGATGGTTAAGCGTGTTCGGCGCGAGGAGCGTCCAAGGATTGCACGCGCCATGCACGATGCAGGTTGTTCGACGCGTGAGATTGCAGAGCGTACTGGATGGGATCATTCCACCATAGCAAAGGATTTGATTGTCGAAAAATCGACAAAAGCTGTCGAAAAATCGACACGCCACTCGCTCACCGGCGGCCGGAACGCGTTGCGGGCCGCTATCGCTGCCGCTGCCGCGGAAGAGGGCGTGACGGAGGAGCCAACCAACAAGTACCGCATCATCTACGCCGATCCGCCCTGGTCTTATGGCAATACGCAACCCGACTATCACACGGAGCAGCGCGACCATTACCCGGTGATGGAATTAGACGAGATATGCGCGTTGCCCGTCGACCAATGGATCGAGGACAATGCGGTGCTATTTTTGTGGGCAACATCGCCGATTCTGGAGGAAGCCTTCGAGGTCGTTCGTGCCTGGGGATTTGAATACAAGGCGTCGTTCGTCTGGGACAAGATCAAGCACAACATGGGACACTACAACTCGGTGCGTCACGAGTTCTTGCTGGTGTGCACGCGCGGCTCCTGCGAGCCAGATAAGCAACAGCTTTTCGACAGCGTGCAGAGCATCGAGCGCAGCAACAAGCATAGTCTAAAGCCGGTCGAGTTCTACGATATCATCGAGACGATCTACACGCACGGTCGCAAGCTGGAGATGTTTCCGCGCGAGAAGCGCGAGGGATGGGACGTTTACGGGCACGTTGCGGAGATAGCTATTGCCGCCGAATGACGAATATCCAGACGCTCCGGACGGGGCCGATACTCTCAAGGAAGGCATCGCCTTTCAGCGCCACGTTCATCGCATCCTAAACCCATGGGGCTTCACGACCTGGGACCATGACGACAAGCGGCTTCAATACACGCTCGGCGAGAATCCTCAGGGCTTCGAAATCAAGCTCGACAAGAGATGTTTCAGCCGCGATCCGGCCAAAAATCCCACGGGTCGCTTGAGCATCGAGATTGCCGAGAAAACCCGTCGCGCCAACGCCGATTGGATAGACAGCGGCATTTTGCGTACGGACAATTCATGGCTTTACGTCCAGGGGAATTATGAGATCGTTTTCGTGTTTCCGAAGAACTGGCTTCTTCGATTTTACTGCGCAAAAGTGACACCAGCCGATTGCCATGAACACAACGGCACAGTGAGGAAGTTCTACATACCGTTGACGACGGCCCTCGTCGGCGCAGCGCTCGTACTTGACGATGCCGGTCGAGCGCATGGGAAAGACAAGAACGGACAATGGACTCTCGAAAGACTGGATGCATCCGTGCCGGCGTCGAGCTAACGCGCGAAGAGTGGTTCTCACTCTCGTTGATACTGCGGCGCCGTTATTGGCGGGAGACGGAATATGGCAACAAGCCTGCCTCACCAGAACTGATCGAGCTTATTCGAGACTGCTTGGGAAAATGAGAATCCTCGGCATTGATCCGGGAGTACGCGGCGGCCTCGCCCTAGTCGAGATCCTCGACGACGGCTCGCTGCATCTCCTCGACGCGATCGACGTGCCAGTGGCCGGCGCCGGGGCGAAGGAGCGCGTGGATCCGGTGGCGATATCAGAGTGGATGGTCGGCCGGCGCCCGCAGCACGCGCTGATCGAGAGAGCGCAAGCGATGCCCAAACAGGGTGCTTCGTCAGGGTTCAAATATGGCCGCGCGGTCGGAGCCCTGGAGGCGGTGATTGCTTGCTGCGGTGTTCCCATCACCGTTGTCGAACCGAGTATGTGGAAGCGCGCGGTCGGCCTACGCGGGAGTGAGAAAGAGCAGAGCCGATTGCGAGCTCTACAGCTCTTTCCGCACTCGAGCTCGCTATTTGCCCGCAAGAAGGATCACGGCCGCGCCGAGGCGGCTTTAATCGCCGCCGCCTGGCGAATTATTAGCCCGCATTAGGCGGAGTTGACTCGCGAGGCCGTTTTGGCCTATGATCTTTGCCACGGGAGCATAGCGCCTCCCGTAGAAAGGAGACGTAATGTCTCGAAACGCCCTGCGGCGCGAAGCGCCGCCTCTCCCCGAGCGTATCGAAGATTGGGTGCGGCACATCAAGGCCGAACGCTCATTCAACGATTACGTAGAGGATGTTCACCGGGTGCTCGTCAATGAAAGCCCGGACTACCGCAATCTGTTGCGTGCGACGTACGACGCTCATGCGGTTGAGGGATCGCTTTCCATGGATAATGCCTTGGTGGCGATGGCCATCCGCAAGAAGGCCGAGGAGCTCGGAAACACCGATGTAGCAGGAGAAAAGCTGGCCATTATCAACCTGGCCCTCCAAGTCGTGCTGCGTCGCTACAAGGCTTCTCGCAAGCAGCGCCGCAACACGATCGAAGGCGAGATCGTGCCGCCCGAAAACGACGAGTAAGGGTTGTGGTAATACAAGCCAGGGCCGGGGAGCAATCCCCGGCCTTTTTGTCAATGATTGCAGGCATTGTGTCCTGCTTGAATGGAGAGATAAAATGAAATGCGTGTGCCCAATGGGCGGGGACCGCACCTGTCCCGACGATTGCCCTCTTGCGGTGTGGGCAAATCTAGCACCGACCGATCGGCCGGCACAACGCAAGCCGGTAGCGGAACGACTTTACAAGCAAGGCTTCACGATGCATACGATTGCCACACAACTCGGCGTGCATGTCGATACTATTTCCGAAGACTTGAGGGAATTTTCGGATACTCCGAAAATTAAAAAGCAGCCCAAGACTGCGAGCAATCCCAAAGGCGCGGGGCGACCAAAAGGTCGGAGAGACTCACACAAAAGCGACAAAAGCAAAACGCAGGCGGCAGCCTTATTATTCCTGGATCAGGGCTGGACCCGCGAGAAGGTAGTTGCGCAAACGGGGCTCGGCGAACACGAAGTCCAACTCGCCATCGAACGCGAGCGAGGTCGGCGCGAGCCGCAAATCAGCCGCGACGATCTATCAATGTCCGCGCAACAGAAGTTCGATTCAGCAATACGCCAGGAGAAGGCACGACTCGCCGTGAGCTTTCGTCAAGAGGTCAGCAACAAAGTAAAGGAATTTGTGGATGCGACGGTGTTGCCGCAGTGGAGGCAACAGATCGATGAGGCGAAGCAGCTTTTTGCTCGGCGCAGGGCTCTCATGGACAAAGATACATTCGACACGATCCGGCGCGCCCTGCATCCCGACAGTCGTCACTCAATCAGTGATCAGAAGCTCCACGAAGCCTTTATCGCGTTCATGAAATTAGAAAAATTCTTGATCGACGAAAAGGATTCGCCAACCAAGTTCGAACCTCCGCTACCGGATAGTTGGCAGGGATGGGAAGCGGCAAAGCAAAAGGCGATGCAGGAGCGTAGGGCGAGATATGCGGCTGGACGCTCGGCGGTCAAGGTACGATGAGTTTTAGGCCGCGCCGGCCTCCTCGGTCTCGCCGCGAGTAAGCGCGACAACATTCTCGGCACCGCTCTCGAGCAGCTGACCCTGCGATTGTGCCGTCTTATCGATGCTGAGTTTCTGCCGATAATCGTCTAAGTGCGCTAGCTCGAGCCAGAGCTTGCCGGAATCGAGCCGGGCCATACGCCGCCAGCGCTGGATGATCCGGAACGCGCCGCG